ATCAATAGGATATCTAAATGTGTTTTGTTCAAACTTGGTGCCCTCTAGTGCAGAAAGAGGACCAAATCCTTTTGTATTATTTTTGTTGAAAGTAATGTCGCCTAAGCCAAATAATGACATATTTTTATCCGAATGTTATAAGTGATAGCATAAGTAGTATTTATGCCATATTCTGGAAAATATACCCCTAAAAACCCAAGTAAATATAAGGGTGACCCATTTAACATTATTTATCGTTCAAATTGGGAACGCCGTGTTATGAAGTTTTTAGATGAAAACAAAAATTGTATTTGGTGGGCTAGTGAAGAGATGCCCATACCATATCGTTCGCCTGTCGATCAAAAGGTACACCGTTATTTTCCAGATTTCATTACTAAAATGAAACAAAAAGATGGGTCTGAAAAGACTTTAATGTTAGAAGTAAAACCAGAAAAACAAACTAAACTACCAACACAAAAGCGAAGAACACAGACTTTTCTTAAAGAAACTGTAACTTATGCTATCAATCAGGAGAAGTGGCGAGCTGCCGATCTGTTCTGTAAAGAACATGGTTGGGAATTCATGCTCATTACTGAAAAAGAGTTAGGCATTTGATATAAATAGAGTCATGCCATACTTAATTGACAGAATCAAAGAATCTTTAGCAAAAGAAGGATTAACACCACGAACTCGTGAGGCTCGTGAATGGTTGATGGCTAAAGTTGAAGAAATGAAGGTCAACAACAAATCTTTAATGAGATATGCTGATAAAGATTCTACAATTATTGGTAAGATGTATTTTTACTTCTATGACCCTAAAACTAAAGAGAGAATGAAATATTATGACAATTTTCCTTTAGTCATACCCGTAGAAGAATATAAAGATGGTTTCTTAGGATTGAATTTGCATTACATTCATCCTAAATTTAGAATTAATTTACTGGATAAATTGAGTGAAACATTAAACAATGATACTTATGATGAGAAAACCAAATTTAGAGTTACATACGATTATTTAAGGTCAGCATCAAAAATATTTGAAGCGACGCCTTGTATTAAAAGATATTTGTATAATCAGGTTCGTTCTAGTTTCTTAGAAATTAAAGCGGATGAATGGGATATAGCTGCAATGTTACCAGCTGAGAATTTTACAGGTGCAACAACAAGTCAAGTTCATGCTGATTCAAGGAAGAAATTTTAATGTCATTTTCACCAAATTTATTTTTATCAAATGTTAGAGGAAAAAGCGGTTTAGCCAAACCTTCACGGTTTGAGGTAATCTTACCTATTCCTCCATATGTCAGTGATTTTGTTGGCAACTCAATTATAGAAAAAATACTAAATTTTCCAAATTCAGTATTCAATGATGTTTCGGATGCTATCAATTCAGCGATAGGTCGCTCTGGACCACAAGATGAGTTCTCAAAATCAGGCAATTCTTCATTAACTAGATATTTAGCTCTTCAATGTGAGTCAGCAGAATTGCCAGGTCGGACACTTGCAACATCCGATGTAAAGATTTACGGTCCAACATTTAAAGTTCCATATCAATCACAATACGCTGATATGAACTTAACATTTTTATGTACCAACGATTTCTATGAAAGAAAACTATTTGACCGTTGGTTAGAAGCAATTCATCCATCAGACACAAATAACTTGAGATTTCCTAAAGGTGAAAAATCTCGTTATATGTGTAATGTTAAAATTATACAGTATGATGAATTTATTAAAAAGATTTTCGCAGTTGAACTGTTAGATGCTTTTCCAGTTGGAATTGCACCACAAACACTTAACTGGTCGGAAGATAATTTCCATCGTTTGACTATACAATTTGCTTATCAAAGATATAGAGTAACTTACGATGGTGGTTATGATTTAGGTCAAGCAGCCGCTTCACTATTCGGTGCAGCTGGTTCAAGACTATTACCATTTGGCAGAGCATTTTAATTAATAAAGCGAGGATATTATGTTACCAAAGTTAGATGTGCCTACCTATGAAGTGAATTTGATATCGACAGGAAAACCTATTCGATTTCGACCATTTCTAGTTAAGGAACAAAAATTGTTTTTAATGGCATCTGAATCAGATGATCCAAAAGAAACAGTCCAAGTAATACGTCAAGTTTTAAAGAACTGTATTATAGATGAAATAGATGTTGATTCTTTACCAACCTTTGATTTAGAATGGTTGTTTATCAATCTTCGAGCTCGTTCAGTTGAAGAGATTGTTAATTTAAGATATAAATGTAACAACAATGTTAAAGATGAAGAAGGTAAAGATGTAAAATGTTCAGGATATGTTGAGTTTGATGTTAATTTACTAGATATTGAACCAAGTAAAAATCCAGAACATACCAATAAAGTTCAGATTACTGAAAATCTTGGTGTTGTATTGAAATATCCAACATTTGAGATGGTTCAGAAATATGAAGGGTTACAAGAAAATGATTTAATGACTAATGTTTTGGTTGATTGTATTGATTACATTTTTGATAAAGAACAAATGTATTATGCAAAAGATACAACTAGAACTGAACTAACTGAGTTTGTTGATAACTTACAACAAAAAGATTTAGAAAAGATTAAATTGTTTTTTGATACAATACCTGAAGTGAAGAAAGATGTTACATTTGAATGTCCAAAATGCAAGTATAATGAACAAATTGCTATAAAAGGAATTCAAAATTTTTTCGTCTAATTTTTCGTTATGATAACCTAGGGAACTACTATCAGACAAACTTTGCTTTAATGCAACATCACAAGTATAGTTTGACTGAGCTTGAACTAATGATTCCTTGGGAAAGAAATATCTATATTAATATGTTAGTGAAGTATCTGGAAGAAGAAAAAGAAAGATTACGATTACAACAAATACAAAGAAAAAATAGGTAATGGCTGATACACAACTTACAAACCAATTAAACGCTTTTAAAGACCAATGGGCAAAAGACCTTGGTTATAGCAGTTTTAAAGATTATCAAAAAGCCAATAAAAAAGGCGGCACACTTCAACAAAGATTAGAACGAGGTGAAGGTGTTTTTGAATCAATTGGTGATGTTGTTGGTGGGAAAATCAAAGGTATCAAAGAAAAAGCCAAATCTATTAAAGAAACATTTACAACTACAAAAGGTTTTAGAAAAGGTGTTGCTAGTATTATACCTGGTGACAATCTTCTAGGAGCTTATATTCGTGGTAAAGTTCGAGGTAGAGAAAAAGATTCTATGCCTGGAGTTTCAGATGTTTCTCCATCAAGATTATCTGGTGGTGATATGTCTTCTTTGGCAAAAGATGTTTCTACAATCCGTCAAGCTGTTACGGCACTTTTAAATTTTGAGCGTGAAGCACAAGAACAAAATGAAAAAGAAAAACAAGCTGAGTTTCTAGATCAACAAGATGCTAAAGAAGCAGAATTAGAAGCTGCAAGAGTTTCACCACAACCAGTATCAGCAAGTGTCACTACACCACAAGGTGAAGGTGAAGATGGTGGTGGTGGAATCTCAAATATATTCTCAAATGTAATTAGTAATATACTTGGTGGCCTGAAAAAAGGATTTAAGTTTCTTTTTCAACCATCAAAACTACTCAAAGTATTGGGTAAAGTGTTTATTATAGGAACAATCATCATATCTTTATTCAAAGGCATCACTGCTGGTTTTGATAGATGGAAAGAAACGGGTTCTATATCTGAAGCAATTATTGCAGGCCTCGGTGCAGTCGTTGACTTCTTATCATTTGGATTACTTGGTGAAGATACTGTTAGAAGTGTATTTGACACTGTTGGTGGTTGGATTGATAAGCTTAAAGACACCATTGTTGATACATTCTATGATGTTAAAGATTGGATCGTAAATAATGTTGGTATTCCACAATTTTCAATTCCTATTCCAGAAACCGCTAGAAATATAATTAATAAATTATCATTTGGTAAAGTTGATGTTCCTGAAAAAATAACCATAGGTCCGTTCTATCCATTCAAAGATAACAAAACAAGTAATGTGCCAGAATATTCTGAACGTCCTGAAAAAGAAGCTGAAATAGATGCTTCA